TAATATATCCAGAAAATACATCAGAAACAATAGCTTCAGCGGTAGTTGTTGCACCACCACCAGAAATTACAACAGAGTCACCAATATTATAACTTGCACCACCGTTGATAACATTAATTGCAGCAAGAGTTGATAATCCTTCAACTTCAATTTTTATTATTTCATCATTATCACCAATAATATTAAGTGAAGCATTTTCACCATTCTCAAAAGCTCCAACTAAAGTTTTATCATTAACATATAGTTCAAATGCAGAACCGGTACTTAATGTTTTTTGGCCAACTCTTTCAACAATAGCAGTTGCACCAGATGTTGTTCCAGTTAATTTTCTATTTTCTAATAGTACATAATCAAAATTATTATATAATATTTTTACTTGAGAGTTTGCTGAAGGTGCAGTATTAAAAACAATCTTCTTTGATTCACGGCGAACATTATAACCAGAAGTTTGTAAAACACCGTTCACATAAACTTCTACCTCACTTGAGGAAGCAACTTGTGCCATTTTAAATATGGTATTGCCAGATTCTGTTGCACTTGAAGATGTATTACCGTTTGCAGTATATGAACTGTAGACACCTTGTGTAATACGAAAGGCCTTTTCAACTACCCATTTTCCATCTGATGCACGAAGAATATTTGCTTTTGGTTGAACAATCTCCACCTCTTCATTAAATAACATTCTAAAAAGAAGTTTAAAAGATTGTTCATTGCCTTTTGACAAATAGAAAGGTAATATTTGTTTAATTAAAAACGCTTTATCTACCTTAACATCTTTTGGTAAAAGGTCAGCAAATGTATTGAAGAAACTATCTTCAAATTGAGCTATTGAATAATCAACATCGGAAAGATAACGAAGGTCTTTTGATTTAACATTTAAATCATTATTTTTACCAGTTTGCTTTTTTTCTAAAAACTCATAGTAAGCTTCTAGAAAACGAATAAACGTAGGATATTCGTCCCGAACAAATTCAGGTACCTGACGATTAATCAGTAATGAAATTTTTTGTTCCGACATTATTGTTTATTGTTTGTTGTTAATGTGGTAACAATTGCTGCTGGATCAGTAGTATCAATACTAATGATAGTATTTCTATTAGATTCAATGATGCCTTTTTCTGCTTCAATTGTCATACGAATTAAATCATCTGTTGAATTAATAGTTAAAAATCTTATGTCATTAATTACAACTATTCCAGTATCATAATATATTTTTCCAGCATCAGCATTAATAACTTGCCTTTGAGCCAAAGTGTCATAATAGATAGTTCTTAAAGTACCAACTTTTGCGTCAATTACAGCAAGAGCTTCAGCACCATAACCATCACCACCAGAAATTGTTACTGTTGCTCTAGTGTATTCAATTCCACGATTCGTAATTATAATCTTTTGAATACGCCCATTAACAATAACCGCTTCAGCTGTAGCATTTGAACCATCACCGTTAATCGTAACTGTTGGGGCAGTTATATAACCTGAACCAGGATTTACAACTTGAATTTCAGAGATACCAGTATATGACTGTGGCGTTTCATCAAATTGAGCCGTTCTTATTGTGCCAGTTGAATCATAAACAGTAAATTGAGATGAAGTTAATTTATTAGTAATTGTACCACGATGTAATTGTACATTAAATTTAATAGTATAACTTGCAGATTTATTTAATTGTGGTACAAACCGGCGTTGCACACGAACAGTTGTTTCTGAACCAATAACAGAATTTAAATCTGTTTGGTCTATGCTATCTTGTAATTTAGACAAAACAAAACTTGCACCAAATTTATTTAAATTTGCATTTTGGTAAGATATGATTGCATTTCTAATAGAAGTTTTGATTGCATCTTCTGTAGCTACAGTTTTTCTTGGATCATATTGAACTGAAGATTCAATTAACAAATACAAATATTCTGGATCACGAATTTCTGCTTGCACGGATACAATTGATTTTGGATTAATAATCTCAGAGATGATACGAGTCTTTTCTAATTCAGAAATATAATAATTTGTTTTTGGTTTTAATGCAATAAAAACTTTACCATAAACTGGTGTAGGCTCAGTTTCTCCACCCCAAACAGACAAAGAATCTATGCTTGGGTATTTTGATTTAATATATGATTCATAATCTCTAACTGTTACCAATCGGTTTTGATTTGCATATTGTGCTGCAGCTGAATATTTAATAGAATCTACCGATTCACGAATTGCACCACCACTTGCAACATCTACAATTTGAATTGCAATATCTGTGTAACCACCAAGTGTAGAATTAGAAACAAACCCATCAACACCGTTTGCAGCTGTGCCTGTAGTCACAAGATAATTAACATTCACTAGAGCTCCATCTTTTAGAGCTGCACCAACTACTCCATCACCAAAATAAATTTCATAGTTACCATTTTTAGATTCTTGTAAGAAGTATACCAATGAAGTTGAATTAACATTTAAAATTTCTGTTACTTGATTGTAAACTTGCGTTGCTGTATTACCAGTTGTGTCTGATACGGTAACATATATTGTGTTAGTATCAACATTTGTATCTGGCAAAACAAAAATGGATTTTGGATTTGAGTTTTTATTATAATTAAAATTGTAATTTACCAGTTTACCTTCATACAATTCAAAGTTATCAAAATAAAATTTAGTATCAGATTTTGTTACGGTTACATCTTGAAGTGATACAAAATTATATGAAATATTATCAATTAAATTTGAACTGAATGTGGTTCCTTTAGCAATCGTTAAAGAACCTGGTATATTGTCCAAAGAAGTCACAGTAATATTTACAACAGCTTTTGGAGCAGTATAAGAGTATGGAATATAACTTAATGTTTTTGCATGAGACACAACTGAATCACGCAACAATGCTGTATCTAAAAATGCCTCATTGGCAACCATGTTTAGATAGTAAGCATTATAGTGAGTATTGTAAGCTAAAACATCCAACAAAACGCTAAGTCCAGAACCTTCAAAGTTGTAGTCTGTAAACTCAGTTTGTTGTTGTAGATAAGATTTTAGATTAGTCTTGATTGTATCAAAATCAAGGTCTGTAATTTGTAAACGAGCGTTTGTTGCCATTTATCGTATCCGTTCAAGGAGGAAATTAATTATGATGGGTGCAGTTTGGTTCACAATGAAAAATTCCAAGTAAACTTTAAATCCATTATTTTCGTAATCAGCGGTTACATTTATAGTTTTAACTGTTGCCCTAGGCTCATAATTTAGGATAGTCCGCTCTATCTCATCTTTTATGGTAGTTGCTGTAATATTATCAAGATTTTCAAATAACAACCTACGAACATTTGAACCAATATCTGGTTGAAATGGTCTTTCATAGTGGTTTGTAAGTATAAGATTTTTTATGGAATTGACAACAGCCATCGGACCGATGGACTTACTAATGTCTTTCCGAATTGGATGAATATTAAAATTCAAATCCAAGTCTTTAAAATCTCTAACAACATCTGTGGTAACTGTAGCCATATCTTATTTATGAGTTAAGCCGAGAGACAAGTTTGTCAGAACCAATATAATTATTAGCTAATTGAGCATCAATTGGCCCCATATTTGAAAATTGAGACACTTTACCAAAATCTTGAATCACTTGAGCGCTATTTCTAAAGAAGGTTATATCATGATTCCTTCTTGTGTCAATCAAAGTATTGGCAGTTTGGATGTGTGAAATAATGGTGTTTATCTGAGAACCTGTTAAATTTGATACATTTGTAACATTTAAAGAACTATTTAAACTAATTCTATCAGTATAAATGATGGTGTTGTTGGCATTCAATTGGTCAGTAACAAATAAACTGGTAAAACTGCCCAAAGATGGAGAAGCATTGGTTATACCATCAGTTTGATTTGTCAAATAGATTAAAAATTTACCAAAACCCAAAGCACTTTCACGATATGGGTAATCTCTGGCAGTAGTACCGGCATCTGCAAGTGCAGTCACACCAGAAATATTATCAGTATGTGATTTAAATTGGTTTAAAGTTATTAAAAAATTATTAGCCGTATTTGCTAAATTTGCACCTTCACCATTATAAGCTAAAGGAAATGTGTTTGTTGTAAATACAGTATTTGCCGTTTGAAAAATTAAATTTGTATTTGCATATAATGATGCATACACATTAGCGGTTGGATTTTGGTAATATCCACTAGTATTATTTTCTGCAAGGTCAGTTACTTGCCAAGGCTTTGGTAAAAAACTTGGTGAAGAATTTAAGTGAGCTATTGCTTCATTTGATAATGTAAAAATTGTTGTATTATTGGAGTCAAAATCAAAACCCAATCTTCCATAAACACTTGCCATTTTATTTCCTTTTCATAATATATTAACCTGCCATAATCTCACCAGTTGGCGCTGGTTTGTGTGTCAATCTTAAAATATAATTAACTACATCTGATTCCCATATAGAACCACCAATAATCGTTGTACTAAACAAAGATGTTAATGAAGCTGTTGTAACACTAAGACCAAATGTTCCAGATTTAAGAGCTCTAACATCACCAAATGAAGCAGTAGGAAAACCAACTGCCAATCCGCCAGTTAATGAAACAAACCCTAAAGGTCCAGCAGCAACACCTGTTCCTGCATCAACTCTAGTCTTAGAAGTAATTATATCACCTTGAATTGCTCCAGCAACATTTAAGTCGGACCTTACTTGCACAACATCTGTTGCAGCCAAAGAAATTGAACCACCCAACTCATTACCAGCTTGAATTGATACATCTCCTTGTGATACCACTTCATAATCATCCGCAACACTAGTGTTACATTTACCAGCAACTTTAAGATTATAATTTCCTTTAACATCTAAATTATAATCACCTTTAACTTCCATGTTGCAGTCACCCATAACAGTAACACTACAACGGCCTTGAATCAAAACATTTTTATTTTTGATTGTGATTTCATAATCATCACCAAACACTTTATGTACTTGGTCACCATTAGGATGCATCTCAATAAAAGTATAACTCTTACCGTGTTGTAAACGGATATTTTCACGAGTAGGTGTATCATCCATTGCAAATAGATGGCCACCATCGGTCATTTTTACATCATAATATGGATATATTGGTTGATTAGCTTCGTTTACACATGATTCAGGTTCTGTCCAACCTGAATCTCCAGCAACGCCGGGTACATTTAATGGAGAGTATGTTGACATATTATATTGCTGGTGCAGTTCTAGTAAAAGTATCAGGAATAGCTGCAGCTGCAGCCGAAAGATTTTGTGCTAACATCGCATCTAAAGCTTGTGATGTTGCTGAATTCGCTTCTGCTGGTGTGGCTGGTGAAAATAAAGCTACAGCTGTTATTCCTACGCCAGCAACAGCTGTAGTTGTTTCTTGTGCTGCTGATAGTGTTTCATTTACAGCTGTAGTTGCATCTTTAGCTGCAGCTATAAGTTCTCCATAATCTTGTCCAGGAGCTGCATTTGGATCAGCGCCACTGCCAACTGCTACAAGACTAGTAAAAACATTAGCAATTAATTTCCGTAATCTTGTTAAACAATCTGAAAGTAGTTGTGCTAATTTGGCAGGAAGACTTAATATCCACGCAATTATTGAACGAAGAGTTGCTATGTAAGCTATAACTTCTTTTGCAAAATCTGTGATTGGTTTAAGAATATATTTGTTAAAGTCTCTTAGTTCTCTTGCAATATTTTTTAAAGTATTAATCAGATATGTTGTTACTCCAGAAGTATCAGTTGTTCCTAACAAAGCTAACAATTTACGAACAGCTTCTCTAATTGTATTAGCAAGAGCTTTTGTATATTTTGATAAATTTATATCTTTCTTCATTTCTAATATAAAATCACAAACATGACTTCTTTTAGCATTTGTATATGCATAAGCTTTACAGAAATTTTCTTGTGTTGGTATTGATGGTTGACCACTCACAGGCGCATTGGGGCTAGTTGCTGGCTCGTGTATGGTTACACCGTTTCTTACTGCTGTATTAGCTATGACTTCAAGTGGCATTTTATTTCCTCTAAGGTTTTATTCCAGGTAATACACCCATCATTATTGGCGTTTGAGCTTGTTCACCATCCATAAAAAATCCAACAACCCATTCTCCAGTAGCTGGAGGTGAGATGTGTTTATAACCATTAAGTGGTAACATAGCTTGCGCCCAAGGTAAATCTGTTGTTGGTAAAATTATTGGATTTTCATTGTGCCATCCAAATATACGGACTTGACAACGACCAATTCTTAATGGGTCAACAGGGTTTTCTATAACACCAACCCACCATATAAATCCATTCAATCCAGCAAAATTTGTATTCATTATAATTTTATTGTTTCTATTATTTTATCTGTTTTTACTTGTACTAATGGTCTATTTGTTGAATCTGTGGCCACTTCAATAACAGTTTCATGCATATTATTTTTAATAATATGTCTTGTTGCAGTAACTATATATTTACCACTTAAATATTGATCAAATCCTTCACCAGCATCTGGTTTCGTTGTTCTAAGTGGCATTTTTAAATTAATTATAATACCAGAAGTGAGAGCAAAATTACCTGGAAGATTTAAGTGTATTGT